CAAAGATAGAGTTTGGTTTCTTAGAAAGAGATGCAGATGTATATAGATATCAAGGACAAGCATATAGTTGGATAGGCTTTGATGAAATTACACACTTACCTACAGAGTTTAGTTGGAACTATCTTGCTTCTAGACTTCGTACTACTGACCCAGAAATAAAAACTTATTTACGATGTACAGCTAACCCCGGTGGTGTTGGCTCTCATTGGGTAAAACAAAGATATATAGAACCTAGTGAAACAAATAAATCTTTTATAGGTAAGGATGGTTTAACTAGAAAATTTATACCAGCTAAATTAGTAGACAATCCATATCTTGCAGAAGATGGTGTTTATGAGCAAATGCTTAAATCATTACCACCAACACAAAGACAACAACTATTAGAAGGTAACTGGGATGTGGCTGAAGGTGCAGCATTTACAGAATTTGACCCAAAAGTACATGTTATTACTCCTTTTGCACTTCCTTTACATTGGGAAAGAGTTAAAGGCGTTGACTATGGTTATGCTTCAGAAAGCTGTTGTTTATGGGGAATAATGGATATAAATGACAATACTTTAATAATTTATAGAGAATTATACAAAAAAGGCTTGACAGGTGTTGAATTAGCTAGTATAATAACAGATATGGAGACAGAAGACCCTTTTTCTGTTAGTGGTGTATTAGATACTGCAGCATGGGCAAACACAGGAACAACTGGTCCTACTGTCGGAGAATCTCTTATTAGAGCTGGACATAAGTTAAGAAGAGCTGATAAGAATAGAATACAAGGTAAAATACAAGTACACGAGTATTTAAAAGTTAGAGAAAACGGAAGACCAAGATTACAAATATTTAATACTTGCCCAAATTTAATTAGAGAGTTACAATCTATACCGTTATCTAAAACTAACCCAGAAGATGTAGATACACATGCTTCTGACCACGCATATGATGCTTTGCGTTATATGATAATGAGCAGACCAAGAATGGAAAGCCCGTTAGAAAGAATTAGAGGTTTAAAACGAGAAATGTATAAACCTGTAGATTCTACATTTGGATATTAAGTATGGAAGAAAATACATTTTTAAATGCTGATAATCTCTACGAAGAAGTAGAAGGTGAGTCTGGTAAATCCTTAACACTAGAAGGAGAACAGCAGCGTAATCTTATTGGTATTATTAAAGGTAGATTTGCTCAAGCAGAAACTGCTAGAGAAACAGATGAAAGAAGATGGCTTCAAGCTTATGAAAACTATAGAGGTTTATACAATAAATCAATAAAGTTTAGAGACTCTGAAAAATCTAGAGTATTTGTTAAAATAACAAAAACAAAAGTATTAGCAGCTTTTGGACAATTAGTAGATGTCATATTTGGAACAGGTAAGTTTCCAATAGGTATTAACGAAACTAAAATACCAGAAGGCGAAACAAATATAGCACATTTAGATGTTAATAATCCTACACCTAGTATTGAAACAACAGTAGGTGAATTACCTGATGATATAGGAAATCGGATTGATAATCCATATGATGTTGGATATGAAGGCGATGGTAAAGTTTTAAAAGCAGGAGCTACTCTTCAAAATGGAATATTTGAAGAAACTTTAGAAGAACAAGCTAGAGAAGCTAATATTTTAAAAGATGGAGTTAGTTATAATCCTACAGAATTAGAATTAAATCCTGCACAAAGAGCTGCACGAAGAATGGAAAAACTTATCCATGACCAAATAGATGAATCTAATGGTTCTTCTGAAATAAGAAATG